GTGCGTCGTGCCGCCGTAGTCGACCCACTCCACGCGGTCGCCCGCCATGAGGTCGGCGTCCGGCGGCGCGATGATCGTGCCGCGCAGCTCGGTCTGCCTGCGTCCCTCGAGGTTCATGTCCGCAGAGGACGGCTGGACGGAGACGCCCGCGATGGTGCGCGTGGTCGCGCTGCCCCAGTCGGGGACGGTCGTGCCGCGAGACTCCTTGGTTCCCGCGCGCGTGACCGTGACCACGTCGTTGCAGAAGTCAGGCAGCATGGCTCATCCCCCCAGTGGCGCCCAGCCGATGCGGGACGTGCCCAGCCCCAGCATGGACAGCTCGGATGCGATGAGCTTGGGCGTGCCGTAGGAGCCGGGCAGGCTGAACTGCCGCTGGTAGGTTCCAGCGGTCACGCTCATCTGCGTGGCACCCACGGGGACGTCCACGCCGCTCGGCAGGACGCGGTTCGCCACGGAGCGGCAGACGCGCATGAGCCTGTCCGCGAACTCCTCGGACGGCTCCGAGTAGTCCACGTGGTTCCTGTCGAGCACGGCGGCGATTGCCAGCGTCGCGTCCATGAGGCACTCCGTGAGCATCTCGTCGCTTACCTTGCGCCCTGGGTAACGGGCGTCGTACTGCTCGACCGTGGCGAACGCTTCCATGCTCTACTCCTTGGGCTTTGCCGCCCTCTTGGGGGCAGGCTTCTTGGGCGCGGGCCTGTCCTCGACCCTCTCGAGGTTTGGGTTCTTGGCCATCATGGCCGCGACCTCCTCGGTCGGCTCATAGGTAGCGCCCGTGCGCTTGTCGATGAACCTCATGGCGTCGCCTAGTACTTGAAGATGAGGTCGGCTGCGACGGCCTTGGTGCCGTAGCTGTAGAACAGGCCGAACGCGATGGCGTTGGAGAGCTGGATGCGCTCTGCGGGGGCGACGGTCGGCAGGACGGGCTGCGCGATGGAGCCGTCGGCCATGGCGACGGCGTGGGTGCCGTTGGGCAGGTAGACCGAGCTGAACACCTTGACGCCGTGGAACAGGCCGAAGGACTCGGCGTTGCCGTTGCCGCTCTCGACCTTGTCGAAGTAGGTACGCAGCTTGCCGTAGGTGGCGGGGTCGCACACGACGGTGATCATGTCGCGCTCGACGCCGTCCACGAAGTTGTTCTGGACGGTCTCGACGGACTGGATGAGCCCCTCGATGATGTCCTCGATGGCGGTGACGGTCTGGGCGGGCGTGTAGGCGGTGCCAGCGCTGACGGCCTCGGCGAAGAACGCGCGCTCGAGCTCGCGGGTCATGGCCTTCTGAGCGGAAGCGGCCTCGCGCTCGACGAGGGCGTCCACGCCGTAGAGGGTGACGTCCTTCTGCTCGACCTCGACCACGATCTCCTTGTCCACGTTGACGGCGATGGTCACGGGCGTGGCCTTGACGGCCTGTCCAGCGCCGCCGGAGCGGGCGGTGCCGTAGGAGTTGGAGGTCTTGTTCTCGAAGCGCTTGGCCTCGTAGGTGCCAGCGCCGGGAGTGCCGGAGAGGTTGACGTTCTTGATGATCTGGGAGATGCAGTCCTTCTGGACGTTGGCGATGACAGCGCCGTACTGCTCGGCGAGGTAGTCGTTGCCGGTGGTGGACAGAAGGACGTTAAGGGATGCGATGCGTGCCATTGATGGCCTCCTTAGAATATCAGCGGGATTTCCCGCTTCGGCGCGGGAGCCTTCTCGCTCCCGCCGTCATCAGTGCGTGTCGGGTACGCGGGGAACAGCTTCATGAGCTTCTTGACCTGCTCGGCCAGCTCGTCGGCGTCCTTCCCCGTCAGCATGGACACGACCTCTGCAGGGACGTTCGCCTTGCTGGCGATGTCGGCGACCATCTGCGCGTGCGCGGCCTGCGCCTTGAGCTGTTCCAGCTCTGCCTCGGCCTTCTCCGCGCGCTGGACGGCCTTCTCCTGCTCCGTGAGCTGCGCCGCCTTGAGCTGTTCCAGCTCGTCAGCCGCGCTCTGGTTTGCCTTGGCCTGCTTCTCCCAGTCGCGGGAGTGCTGGCGCATGGCCTCGTACTTGGCCTTCCAGTCGACTGGCTGCTCCGTCTGTTCGACGGGTGCCGCCTGCTCCTGCGTGACCTCCTGCGCAGCCGTGGCTTCCTCTGCCATGTCCTGCTCCTTCCTGCCCTTTCCGGGCATGAGAAAGGCCGCTTTCCGCGGCCATGAAAAGGGTGTGCGCTCGGCTTTCCGCTTTGCGCGATATGAAAAAGGCAACCTGGAGGTGGCCGATTTCGCTACTTTCTCCGACGTCGCGCATTCCGCGCAGACGCCGCGTATGTGCGGTAGATGGCTCGTCGCTCTGATTCGACGTCGGTGCCGTTGCGATCCGCCCTCCTCTGAGCCTTCTCATCCACGGCGGCGCGCCACTCGTCCTTGAGTGCGTCCGGGTCATAGCCGCGTATGCCGAAGCTGTTCCAGCTCGGCACCACGCGACAGTCGCAGTTCGCGTGCGCGTGGCTCGCCGCCTGCTCGCTCGCGTAGACGAAGCCACGGCTGGCGAGCATCAGGCAGAAGTCGCACGTCTCGCCGCCCGCTGGGACGCGGGCGAACCTCGGCTTGCGCCTGTCGCGCCGCGCGTTCGATAGGCACGTCTGCGCAGCCGCGACCTTGCACTCGTAGTCCACGCGGTCTAGGCAGCGCTCCACGAACTGCGCCTGCTTGCCGTCAACCAGCATTTGTGCAAACGCACGAACCGCGCCCTCGGTGGCCGCAGGGTCGCGCCCGCTCAGCGCGAGCGCCCCCATGCGCTCCCCCACCTCGATGAGCCGCAGCCCGTCGTAGAACTCGGCGGCGAGCATCGCCACGGAGTCGGTGGCCTGCGCGCAATACGTCTGCATGAGCGCGACGACCGCCTCGCGCACCTCGGCCACGCCAGCCGTCCAGTCGATGCGCATGAGCGCGTCAGAGAGCCGCCTGCGCGCGTCCTCGGATATCGCGTTGATTGACCGCGTGAAGCGGTCGACGTACTCGCGGCTAAGCTGTTTCATTTCCAGCACCGCCGAAGATCGCGGTCACCATCGCTGCAGACGCGGCGCGCGACTCCTCGCTCTCCAGACGCGCGATGGTGGACTCGTCCATGCCGACCATCTCGCGGAACGGGGTGCTGCCCGCGAAGCCCTCGTCCACCGAAGCTATCTTCATTGCCGAGTCGGTGCGCGCGGGGAGCGAGTAGAGGATGGGCGAGTCGAACTGCGCCATCACGTCGGCGTCGCCCTCGTCCAACTCCGCGACCGTTACGTTGCGCTCGACGGCGAGCGCCGCCTGACACACCCTGCGCAGCGTCGCCTTGTCGCTCTTGATGTCGCGCTCGGCGAGCAGGCAGATGTCCTCGCGGGACGCCTGGATGGCCTCGGCGCTGGACGGGTTGTCCTGCACGATGCCGAGTGAGTTGAGCGGCACGCCCGTCGCGCCGGAGAACTGGCACGCGAGCGCCCGCAGCTCGTCTATGAACGGCTGCGGGGAGTTGCCGCTGAGCTGCAGCACGTCGGGATTGTCCCCGTCCTCGCCCTTGGTGAGCGCGAGCAGGCGGGAGAGCTGGTACTTGCTCTTGTTGTCCATCACGGCGTCGAACTGCTCGTTCGTGAGTCCCGTGAGCACCATCTTCGCCATGGAGTAGAACGCCCCCGACACCTGCATGTGCCACATGCAGCGGATTGCATCGTCGGTCAGCGTGCGGACGAACTGCGTGATGCGCGTCTGGCCGAACGGCGAGAGCGTCCCCGTCCCCTTGTGCTTGAACACGTAGAGCGTGGGTAGCTCCTCACGGGTCGGCCCCTCGCTGAACTCCCACTGGCCGAGCGCGACCTGCCGCAGCTCGCACACGTTGTTCGGCAGGTGCAGGTTCACCACGGTGGGGACGAACTTGCCATTGCTCCACGACGTGACCTCGCGGCGCGCGATTGCGAGTCCAGCCGCCACCACGCCGTCCGTGTAGTCGGGCGAGGGCAGCGCCGTGAACGTCTCAGCGGAGTGGAACCGCACGCGGGCGTGTCCGTCCAGCTGGCGCGTGACCGTAGCGGCCATGCAGCCGTAGAGCAGCTTCACCGCGACGTGGCGGTTGTAGTTGTTCACGAGGTCGTTGCGGCGCTCGATGGAGTCGAGCAGCTCTTGGTCGCCGTCGTGCACGAGCAGCGAGCGCAGCATGATTCGGTCGGCGAGCGCGTCCACCGCTTTCGCTGGCCAGTGGCATGTCTGGTCGTTCGGGATGTCTGCCGTGACGCCGTAGTCGCTCACCGTCACGTCGCCGTCGTAGTAGTCCCTGAGCACCTTGTTGTGCTCGGTGTGCATCGCGTACTCGTAGGCGAGCCGCTCTATCCACGACTTAGCCTCGTCCGTCACGCCTGCGGCGCGCTCCATGCCGCTGAACATGAGGGGCATGCCGGTTATGGTGTCTAACATCCCACCTTCCCCTTCCTGCTAGGGTCGCGCTTGGTTGTTCGCGCCGCCCACAGCGCGAGCGCGCACGAATCGATTCGCTCGGCGTAGTCACCGCCGAAGCCGAAGCCGCCATCCCCTCCGATTGGCCGCCTCGTCGCTCCGAGCGCGCTATCGGTGAGCGCTTGGTCGTCAAGATGCGTCAGGCATCCGTCGTTCACTGCATTCACGAGCATTGCGTCCGCCGCTATCGCGTCGCTGGTCTTTGCGACCATGACCATGCTCTTCGGCGCGCCCGCTTCCACGAGACGCTGCCCAAGGTCGGTCGCGTCCGCTCGCCCGTCAATTCCCACGGCTGCGGTCTTATCCACGCGCGCCACTATCCAGTCCACCAACCAGCCGATGCCGGCAATCGTCGGCTCAGTACGGATGAACTCGACGTGGCACACCTTCCCCGCAATCACCGCGACGGACAGCGCGACGCTGCGACCGTCGGGCGTGAAGCGCACGCCATAGGCCAGCTTCTTGTACTCTGACGGAGCGCCAGCGACCTCTGCGGCCTTCCATGCCGTCGGAGTGATCAGGATGTTCTCCACATCCACTGGACTCCACCACCCGAGGTGCTCACGCGCGAACGCGTCAGGCGTCATTGAGCGGGCGTCCTTCTCTAGCGCCGATTCGAGCAGCTGGTAGCCCAGCGACGGGTTGTACTCGTACCAGCGCGCCGAGTCCATCACGTCACCAATCTCAGGCGCACCCCACTCGTGGATGCATGCGCCTATGTACGGCTCGGTGTGCAATCCGCTGCGGATGGACGCGAACTTCATGCCCTTGTAGGCGCGCATGGGGTCGGGCACCGTCCCCATCAGGATGGTCTGCGGCGAGCCAGTGGGAGCTGCAGAGTTGAGCGGCGAGAGCGCCGCGTCCTGCTCGTCCGTATAGCTCTGCGCCTCGTCTATGACCACGAGGTCGAACGTGCCGCCGCGCCCCATGTCAGAGTTCGCGCCGCGCGTTCGGAACTCGATGTGCGCGCCGTTCGTAAGGTCGAGCACCATCTGGTTGGCGCTCGTCGTGTAGCGCCGCACGAGCGCATTCAGCTCGGGAAACTTCGCGTTGGGGTCGTTCCTCCTGTCCCCGAACTTCTCGCGCAGGCGGTCGAACGCCTTCTTTGCCGTCTGGTACTCCTGCGCTGTGTGCAGGATGGCCTCGCCACGGCGCACCAGCCCCCACGTCTCACGCGGGTCACACACGCCCGTCTTGCCGTTCTGGCGCGGCACGGGCAGGACGCACAGGCTGTTGAGCAGCCGCCCGTCATCGTCCAGCGCCAGCCAGTCGTCGAGGATGAGACGCTGCCACGGATGTGGCGGCATGCCGTAGGTGTCGGCCATGACAGCCGCCAGCCTGCCCTCCGTGCGCGTCCAGGTGCCGCACCACGAGTAGGTGGGCGTCTGGCTTCCGTGCATCAGAAGCCTTGCTCGTCTGCTTCGGCCATGATGGACGCGAGCGGCGTGTTGCTCGATGCGGCTTTGCGCTGATCGTCAATCTCGCATTGTGTCATGAGCGGTGCGAGCGACATGGAGATGGCCTTGAGGTCACGGGCGCTGTCTGTCTGGTCGAACGCTTCGCCCAGCCTTATGGCCATGAGCCTACGCGCCCTCGTCCAGTCCCCGTCGCGTATCGCGCTGCCGAGGTCTGTGCTTGTGAGCGTAGGGCTTACTCCGTTCGCCATTTCGTCACCTCCATGACCTTGGTAAAAACTGGGATTTGATGTGCTGGCGCT